TCTTAAATCTATACAAGGGGTAACCACGTGGGTATTAGAAGAAGCTGAGGAATTAGTAGACGAAAACAAGTTCGACACTATAGACTTCTCTATCCGTTCCAACAAACAACAGAACAGAATCATTCTTATCTTAAACCCTACCACTAAGGAGCATTTCATTTACAAGAGGTTCTTTGAGGACAGGGGTGTACAGGAAGGCTCTAACCTGACCAAGCAAGACACGACTTATATCCACTCCACCTACCAAGACAACCTACACAATCTTAATCAATCATTCATAGACCAAGTAGAGCTAATGAAGCTCAGAAGACCTGAGAAGTTCAAACACCAAATCTTAGGTGGATGGTTAGACAAAGCTGAAGGTGTGATTTTCCCAAATTGGGAAATTGGAGAGTTCAGAAAAGTAGGTATAAGTATCTTCGGTCAGGATTACGGATTCAGTAATGACCCTACGACCCTCATAGAAACGAATATAGACCGTTCTAACAAACGAATATACCTAAAAGAGTGTTTCTACCTACCTAAGCTGACAACGTCCGAAATAAGCCGTTTAAATAGGCAATACGCAAGTGATGCACTTATAGTAGGTGACTCAGCAGAACCAAGACTAATTACTGAACTAAGAAGAGACTGCAACATCAGAGAAGCTGTCAAAGGTCAGGGGTCGGTTACTTACGGAATAAGTTTAATGCAGGATTATGATTTGATAATAGACCCTAACTCTACGAACTTAATCAAAGAGCTGAACAATTACTCTTGGTTAGAAAAGAAGAGCAACACACCAATAGATGACCACAACCACTTAATAGATGCAGCGAGATACGCAATCAGCTATCAGTTAAAGAACCCTAACTATGGCAGTTACGCTGTCAGATAAATTTACATTATGGAAGAAAAGAAAAAACGAATCTTAGTAAGCAATGAAGAGTTAGCTCTCCTTTATGAAATATTGATTAAGGCTACCTTCTTATTAGAGACCAAAACAGACGAACAGAAAAAATCTTACCGCCGTTTGTTTGAGAAAACAAAAAAAGCGTATATTGGTAAGGAGTTATAGTTAATTAGTTTGGTTAGAGGCAGCCCCGTAAGGCTGTCTTTTTTTATTTAAAACTGCCACTAAATTTCGTTATATGAATAGAATGGCAAAACATTCGAAGTATGAAGGTAGAAATAAACGTTCCTGATTCATTAAGTGAGATTCGCTTAGAACAGTATCAAAAGTTCGTCAAGTTATACGACGGTGAAGTTACCGAAGAGTTTATGGCTCTAAAGATGCTCGAGATATTCTGCGGAGTTAAGTTAAGTGACGCATACAATATGCGCTTCAAAGATGTAGACGGTATCACACAATTACTAACAGACCTTCTAAACGAGAAACCTCAACTAAAAAGAACCTTCAAGATGGACGGTGTAGAGTATGGCTTTATACCCAACTTAGATGAGATGTCTTTTGGAGAGTACATTGACTTAGATACCTACTTAGGTGATTGGCAAAACATTCACAAAGCAATGGCGGTACTGTACCGACCCATTAAGGATAAGCACGGTGAGAGATACAACATCGTTCCTTACGAAGTCGTAGATTCAGAGACAATGCGTAAGATGCCAATGGACGCCGTATTAGGTTCTGTGCTTTTTTTTTACCGTTTAGGGATGGACTTATCGAAAGCTATGATTCACTATTTGGAGGAACAGGAGGAGAGTCGTATAGTGCAGTATCTCAATTCGGAAGAAAGTGGGGTTGGTATCAGTCAATATACGCACTCGCTCAGGGCGATATTAGACGATTTGAGAATATCACTGAATTAGGAGTACATCAATGCTTGACCCTGCTAACATTCGAAAAAGAAAAAGCAGAGATAGAAGCACAACAAATGAAAAGTAAATTTAAGTAAATCAGAGTAATGAACGGATTTTACAGAGTAACGGATATCATTAGAGAAACCCTACAAGCCGATGTGAACTGCAACACGGTTACCTATGGGGACATCAGTCAGGTCGATTTAAACAAGCAGACCATCTTCCCTTTAGCGCATCTCATTGTAAACTCTGTTACAAGTGGCGAGCAGACCCTTACGTTCAATATCTCAGTTCTTGCTATGGACATCGTAGACATCTCTAAAGATGAGGACGTAAACATCTTCGTAGGAAACGACAACGAACAGGACGTATTAAATACACAGCTCGCAGTTCTTAATAAGCTCATTCAGAAACTAAGAATCGGCAACTTATACGTAAGCAAGTATCAAATCTTAGGAGACGTAAGTTTAGAACCCTTTAGAGATAGGTTCGAAAACCAAATAGCAGGTTGGACTGCAACAATGGACATCATCATAGAAAACGACGTTAATGTTTGCTAACACCCAAGAGGAATTAAACAAGTTTGCAAAGTACGTCATCAAACAAGCACGTACCAACCTCACTAAAGGCAAAAGGAACGCTTCTAAGCGACTTTATGATAGTTTAGACTACGACCTAAGGGTGAGCAAGAATTCGTTCTCCTTAGAGTTTATAATGGAGGATTACGGAATGTTCATTGACGAAGGGGTAAGGGGTGCAGATTCAGTTTACCCTGAGAGTGCTAATTCAAGATTCGAGTACTCAGGAAGATTTAAGATGATACCTACAGCTTCATTAGACAAGTGGGTTATCAAGAGAGGTATTAAAGGAGTAAGAGACGAGAAAGGAAGATTCATTAAAAGAGACAGTTTAAAATACGCAATAGCTAAATCTATTTACAGTAAGGGAATAAGAGCAAGTATGTTCTTCACTAAACCATTTGAGAAGGCATTTTTAAACCTACCCCCTGATGTAATAGAAGCCTTTGCTTTAGATATAGATGACTTATTAGATTTCACAACATAGATGGCAACAAAGATTAACATACGGAGTCCTTTCTACTACAAACTAAGCAACGCTAACTTAGCATCTGCTGACCTTACCATTTCAATAGGTACAGGGGTAGTGGGGAGTGTGGTAGAGCGATACGAACTAAGCAAAACAGAAGCAGGCACGAACAACTATGTAGTGTTTGAGATAAGCGAGCTTGTAAGAGACTACATCACAACTGAGTTCTCAGGAAGTTATAACAACGAGCCTGTATGGGTCAAGTTAGACTACATAATCAGAAACTCAGCAGGAGACCAAGTAACAAACGGTTCAGATACCTACTTGGCTTTTTATGGCTACGCTGAATACGAAGGAGGGATACAAAACAACTCGGGAAGCACTAATCAAGGCTCACGAAACAAACTGTTCTCTAATAACAAGATATTTATCCCTGATAACGAGACTTTAGTAGTACCCGTATTCTCGGAGGATGTAGCAGATGTTACCTTTCAAGGCGATACCACTACAGTAGTCACCACAACCTCAACTACCGATACAGACTCTAAGATAGCCTATGCGAGCGTCAATCTTGCAAGTGTAGGCAATGTAACCAACGTACTAATTGAGACCATTACAGGCGATATAAACGTCCCTGTAGAGGTTATTGATTGTTCTAAGTACAATCCGCTTAAAGTTACGTTCTATAACAAGTCAGGAGCGTTACAGGATTTATTCTTCTTTGCTAAAAACACAGAGTCGGTATCAAGAACTGCTGAGACTTATAAATCAAGTGTATATAACGCAGGGACTAATTCGTATTCTATCAATCAGCATCAGTACGCAAATCTTAGCGTCACAGGTAAAGAGAGCATTACTTTAAACACGGGATATGTCTCACAAGAGTATAACGAGCCTATTAAGGAGTTAATGATGAGCGAGAAGGTGTGGCTTACTAAAGACTCGGTGGTTTACCCAATAAATGTAAGAAGCTCCAACGTAGAATTTAAGAACCGACTAAACGACAGCTTAGTAGCTTACACGATAGAAGCAGAGTATGCTTTTGACGCAGTACAAAACATTAGATAATGCAGACACTACAGGTTTACATAGATGGGGGTAGTGGATTAGAACGAGTAGACTTGTTTCAGGATGAGTCGGTATCTATCACTCAGACCATTAAGAACGTTAAAGACATTGAGAAAGTGTTTACTCCCTTTACAAGGGATTTTTCGCTTCCTGCTTCAGCTACCAATAACCGAATCTTCAAGCACTATTATAACTACGACATCACCAACGGATTCGATGCACGAGTAAGAGTCAATGCAAGATTAGAGATAAACTATTTACCCTTTAAGGAAGGAAGACTAAAACTAAACGGTGTTGATTTAAAGAATGGCAAGCCTTATGCGTATAGGGTATCTTTCTTCGGGAATACGATTGACCTAAAAGACATCGTAGGAGAGGATAAACTAAGCGACCTAACTCAATTAGATGTAGACTTAGATTACGATGCAGAGACGATTAAGGATGAACTAACCACTCCTGTAGGGGCAAGTACTAAGTATGCTATTCCTTTAGTAACATCCACTCAGAGATTATACTATAACACCGAAGCTGCACAGTCGTATTTAGACTCAGGTAATCTTTACTTCAACTCATCAGTAAGACAAGGGGTAAGATTTGACGAACTAAAATACGCAGTAAGACTCGATGAGATAATCTCAGCCATAGAGAGCGAGTACAGTATAGAATTTGCACCAAGCAGCTTCTTTAAAAACACTACTTACTATTCAGACATCAACAATCTGTATATGTGGTGTCACCGTAAGAAAGGTAAGATAGAGATAGACTCTACAGTTCTAAAGCAGGTTACTTTCTTAAACGCTTCAGGGCCGTTCCCAATACCAAGAGGTTCTACGATGTCTTCTAACACGCTTACCATTAACGTAACTACAGGACAACAGTTAGACTTCTTTGTTGAGGTGAATAACGCATCATTTGTTTATAGTCTTGAGATATACCGTAATGGGGAGCTTTACAAAGCAGCGGAGAAAATCTCAGGCGATTATAATATGGGAATACCTGCTTTCGCTCAGAATGATTACTACGATGTGTACATAAGAACCTTTGAGAATGATGCAGACTTTGCAGAACTCAGATGGGAGTTTGATTGGTTAAACTCAGGCACTCCTACAACGGATACTGATATATCTAACTTCTCAGCTTCGGACTTCTTAGCAACGTTTAAGTTCAATGTCGCACAGCAGATACCTGAGATAAAAGTGATAGACTTCATTTCAGGACTCTTTAAGATGTTTAACTTGTTGGCTTACGTAGAGAATGACGAAATACAAGTACTTCCATATAACGACTATTACGCTCAATTAAACAGAGACAATAGCAACAGGAGAACCACATACGACATCACCAAATACGTAGACCCTACAGAATCACAAGTAGATGTAGCTTTACCGTTTAAGGAGATTCAATTCTTATACACCGATACCAATACAATATTAGCTGCACAACACGAGCAAGAATTAAGCGATACAGCTTGGGGTAAGTTAGACTACACCGACACAGCAGAACTCTCGGGTGGGATATACAAAGTAGAAGCACCATTCTCTCACCTTAAATTCGAAGCTCTACTAAACGAGTTCGACACGGGAGACAACCTACCTATTCAATGGGGTTATAATGTAGACGATAACGAAGAGCCTTATTTAGGCGCACCTCCGATATTCTATATCTACTCACCAACAGTCTCTAAGAACATATCATACGTCAAGAGAAACTCTTATGAGTCGCTTTCGTTAAGTGGTGGGATTAACTGTCCGCTAAACTCTAAAGGAATCACCTCAACAGATAACAATATCAACTTCAGGGCTGAATTTGGAGAGACTTTAGTATTACCTACAGGTACACCTATTGTATTTACAGAAACCTTGTTCAAAAGATTCTATCAGGATTACATAGAATAGATATTCTCTACCAACAGACGATTGACTAAAGTAACTGCATACCTGCCTGTAAGCGTTCAAGTGAATCTGAATCTATGGGATAGGATTCTAATAGGCGATAGGGAGTTTAAAATCAACTCACTCACTACAAACCTAAAAGACGGTAAAACAGAATTAGAACTCATCAACCTATGATAAAGAACATTGTAGAGATGCTTGAATTAGCAAAAGGCGAAACAGAGCTTATAAGAATCGCTCAAGGCAAGTACTACCTACCTGAGACGTTTAAAGAAACATTCAAACAGATAAAAAAAGAAATTAAATGGTAACTAAGACAATAACCATTGTAGCTAAGACCGACGAAGCTCAGAAAGAGATAAAAAAGGTAGGTCAAGAAGTACAGGCTACTAATAAAGCAACAACCGAACTATCAAGTGCTTTTGACAAAGCTACAGGAGGCTTAGTGTCTAAAACTAAAGGTGCTATAGGTTCGGTACAGAACTTAGGTAAGGGATTCTTAGCAGCAGGGGGTAATGCAGTTAAGATGGGTAACTTAATCAAGGTAGCTCTAACCTCAACAGGTATCGGTGCGCTATTGGTTGCGTTTGGGTCACTATTAACTTTCTTCACTAAAACACAAAGAGGTGCTGACCAAGTCAAGCAAGCCTTTGCGGGTATCCAAGCAGCGGTAAGTGCAGTAGTAGATAGAATCTCTAATCTTGGTGAAGCATTTACTAAGCTATTTAGTGGTGACTTTAGAGGAGCTTTAGAAACAGCTAAAGAATCATTTAAGGGATTAGGAGACTAGATAAGAAGCGAGGTAGCTGCAGCGGTCGAACTCGAACAAGCCTTACAAAGAATACGAGACCGAGAGATTGACTTAATCGTAAGCAATGCGGAATTAAGAAAATCAATAGCTCAGGACAAGTTATTAGCAGAGGATAGAAACAAGACCTTTGAGGAGCGTTTAGATGCGTTAGACAGAGTTTTAACGGCAGAAGATGCCTTACTACAGCAACGCTTAGAAATTGCAAAAGAAGAAGCGAGAATAAGCGAACAGCAACTTGCATTAGGCGAAAGCACAAGAGAAGAGATAAGAGCTAATGAAGAGCTACAAGCAAGAGTTGTAGAATTAGAAACAGAATCGCTAACAAGACAAAAAGAAGCCTTTACAAGAAGGCAAGCATTACTACAAGAGCAAACAGCATTTGAAGCAGCTAACTTAAAAGCCCAATTCGATGCAAGGCAAGCCTTTAATCAGGCAGTAGCAGTAGTAGACGACAACGCTATAGGTAGATTCCAAGCAAGAGTACAACTTGAGACTCGATTAGTAAAAGACGGATTAGCAGAGCAGCTACAAGCATACCAAGACTCTAAAAAGAAAGAGCAAGCAACCGACAAAGTAACTAACCAACAAAAGCTACAGTTAGTATCTCAGACCTTCGGAGCTATAGCGGGAATATTAGGGGAGAACAGTAAAGCGGGTAAGGCAGCTGCAATCGCACAAGCTACTATCAATACTTATCAGGGTATTACTGAGGTCTTGACCAATAAAACAACCATACCTGAGCCATTCGGTACTATTCAGAAAGTAGCATCTGTAGCAACTGTATTAGCAACAGGTCTACAAGCTGTAAGAACGATTAAATCGCAACCACTACCACAAGTCAGAGTTGCAGGAGGCTTTGGGGGTGGCACAGCAGCACCCGCTACCCCTTCTCCTCCTTCGTTTAATGTAGTAGGAGCATCAGCAGGGAATCAGCTTGCCGAAGCTATAGCAGGACAAGAGCAAAAGCCTATTAAAGCATTCGTAGTATCACGAGAGGTAACTTCTGCGCAAGAACTCGATAGAAATGCAATAAGGGATGCCTCTATTTAAAAGACAAAAATACACCACAAAGACGTTATATAGATATGAGCGGATTTAAAATAATAGAATTAGTATTAGACGAAGATAACGATTTCGCAGGAGTGGAAGCTATCTCGGTAGTAGAAAACCCCGCAATCGAAGAAGACTTCATCGCCTTAGCCCAAGAGATTAAACTCGCTGAGGTCAATAAAGAGAAACGTATCTTAATGGGTGCGCTTCTCGTCCCAAATAAGCCTATCTACAGACGAAACGGAGAAGATGAGTACTACGTGTACTTCTCTAAGGATACTATCCGTAAAACCGCTGAGATGTTCCTTATGAAAGGGAATCAGAACAATTCAACACTCGAACACCAACTACCACTTGAGGGACTATCATTAGTAGAGTCTTGGATAGTAGAAGATGACGAACTTGATAAGAGCAGACTGTATCATATGAACGTACCTGTAGGTACTTGGATGGGGTCTGTTAAGGTGAATAACGAAGAGGTGTGGAATGAATACGTTAAGACAGGTAAAGTTAAGGGCTTTTCGATAGAAGGATATTTTGCCGATAAGATGCCAAGACCCCAAGAGTCGCTTCAAGAAGAGTTAAGTAAAATAGAAGAAGAGGAAGCCAACACACTACTCGCTACTATTAGAGCTATCATAAAGGGAGATAAAAGACTCAAGAGTGGTAAAAGAACAGAGATGGAGTCTTACTCAGACTACCCTGATGCAGTTAAAAACAACGCTCAAAGAGGAATAGACTTAAACGAAGAAGTTAATAATAGATGCGCCACCCAAGTCGGCAAGATTAGAGCGCAACAACTCGCAAAAGGAGAGCCTATCTCAATAGAAACAATCAGAAGAATGTACTCTTACTTATCAAGAGCAGAATCTATTTATGACGAGAGTGATGACCCAAGAAGCTGCGCCAACATAAGTTTTTTATTGTGGGGAGGAAAGGCTGCACTCAGATGGGCTGAGTCTAAAATTAATGAAATAGACGCATAATGTATTATATCGTATATCAAACAAAAAACTTGATAAACAATAAAACCTATATAGGGGTACATAAGACTAATAACATAAATGACGGTTATATAGGTTGCGGTATATACTCAACAATATCGGGAGATAATTTAAGGAGAAAAATAAATAGCAATAGCGCACTACCAAAGGCTGTAAAAAAGTACGGAATAAAGAATTTTAAAAGAGAGATACTTTCTTTTTTTGATAGCTATGATGATGCCCTTAATGAAGAGGCTTGGTTAGTTGATGAGAATTGGATAAAGAGTGCTGATAATTATAATGTGGCTTTAGGCGGAAATGTTGGGTGCAATGGTTGGGTTATGCCTGAATCTCAAAAAAAGCACCTTTCTGAAAAAATGAAGGGTAGAATAGTAACTAAAAAAACAAGAAACAAAATTGCCGAAGCCATAAAGGGAATTAAAAGAAGCGATAATACAAAAGAAAAAATATCTCAAGTAAAAACTAAATACGATTTATCTGAAGTAAGAAAGATAATACAGCCTATGATTGAACAAGGACTCTCGGAATCTAAAATAATTCAAATTACGGGTTATTCAAAGGGTACTATATACAGGGCTAAAAAACTGAAAGAAATCGATGGCTAAACAGACCGTACACATCAAAATCGAGAAGCCTAAAGTAAATAGGCACGGTGTACAAGCTAAGACCAAGACAAGCAAACTAAAGAGTTCTAAGAACTACAAAAAAGCATATAAAGGACAAGGACGATGATTAAAAACACTTCATACAAAGTACAAGCTGACGTAGACTCGGAGGAAGTAAGATTAGCATACCAAATAGAAGAAGGTGCTTATGTAACTACCTCAGCGGGTGTGTGGACAGTATGGAACGGAGAGTGGAGAAAGATATACCCATCGGCAGGTACAGGTTCGGGTCTTGGTTGGGTAAGATACGATGACACGGTATATACCGAAGCCAACAAGTTATCATTAGCGGACGAAGTAAAAGTCACCCTACCTAATAACGCAGGCAATATCATTAGAAGCCACACGGGTGTAGATTACTACAACTCTTCTACTCAGAAGGTAACAGCCGAATACGAGAACGACCTTTATATGGCAACAGTCGTATTTAAATACTCAGCCCCCAACGCTAATCAGACTTTCTTAAGACTACAATTAGAAGGCGGTAACGGTACACCATACGAGAGATTAGGAGAGGATATTCAAATAGGCAAAGGCAATGACGTAATGCACGAGTTTCATTCAGTATTCCAATACTACGCAGATTCGGCTTTCTTAACCAACGGTGCGACTTGGAAGATAACCGCTACGGGTGGTACTGCT